TGCGTGAACTTCTTGTTCTGCATGACGATAGCTTGTTTGGCGTACTTCTTACCGCGTACACCGTTAGCGAACACACCCTGCGCTTCCTTGGATAGGCGCAACATGTAGTCCATCCACTGGTCAACCCAATCACGTTCGAGTGTTGATAACACCTTATACACAACCATCATCACAGCGCCCGCACTGGTCGGCACAAGTGCAGATTGAGGGTCTGACTTGATCGAGTCGATGGATGGTAACTGATCGGCTAGTCTGGCAAATGCCATAAGGTCACCTGCGGCTGACCCACCGATGGTGCCAATGAGTAAAGACGTTAATGTCTTGTCGTTGAACTGATCGCGGACTTTCATCCAATCACTGGCCGCTTCGAGCGAACGCGGAGTCACAAACGCCGTACGGGTAGACCGTGGATGGAATATGTAGTCGTTGTCCTCGGGATCTTGCACATCGCGGAAGTCGGCAAACGCTTTGTCGTTGTTGCGGCACCACCCCAGCACTGTCGGGTCAATGTCGTTGTTGACACCCCACTCGATCCATTGCTCCCATGTCGGCTTGGTAGATTCGATCACCGTCAAGCGATTGAGTGCATGTGCGGGTAACATGTCACCGACACCCTCAGCACCTAGGTTAGTTGTGGCAAACACAATACTGTCAGGATGCAGGGTATAGCTACCGATCTTACGTTCGAGCATCATGCGTAGCAGCGAGAGCTTGACCGCTGGATTCGCTTTACCGAACTCGTCAATCATTAGGATGATCGGCTTGTCATGGTGTGCACCCAACTCCTCGTTGGTCAGGTATCGCACGAACCCACTACCGTCATCCATGTGCATGATGTCAGGGATCGTCACGTCGCCCAGATCCTTAGTGGTCGTGTCGAAGTAACACGGGATGTGCTTGGGTTTTTCTACTGATAACATGTTAAGTAGAGATGTCTTACCCGTACCCATGTGACCTTGCACAAGTATGGTACGCTGATGACCACCAGCAATGATTGCTTGGGCGATCTCGTCTAGGTTTACCGCATACAGATTGGCTGATGTTGCCATGTTATGTCCTCCTTCATTGGACTGGTTGTTGTGTTAGGGAAATCCCTAACAAGTTACTGCTAAACACTTGGGTAATGGGCACGAAATGTACCGGTGTCTTCGTAGAAGCTGATGTCACTACCGTTTATTCCTATGCACTCGGTTGTACTTGGCGTACGTCCGCGTATCAACGTGCTTGAAATAGTGCATCGTCTCGCTCGAATACATATACATGTAGTGCCACTTCGCTTCCTCATCCATCCCGTTGCGGATGGCATCCTCGAACGCATCGCGTGGGTGCAACACCACACGCCCATGCTTGAACCACAACCGCTCTTCTGCTTCGCTGTATCTCATCGCTCTAACTCCTTTCTGATTGCATACACTTCTTCCCAATACACTGCGCTCCCATCCTTGTCGTTATAAACAACTGATAATTCCGTCGTTCGCTCGGCAGTATCAATAAGACAATCAAGCATTTTTAGCAGTGATGCTTTACCCACAGCCATGCTTTCTGTCTGCTCTCGCAAAGATTTTGTCCGTTCCATCTCACTCTCCCTATAGCTGTGTTTTACAAGTCAATGGTGGGTAAGTTACTGATAACGTCTGCTACCACCGATCTAGTTTCGGCACGGACATACTTGTCCTCACGCAATACCTCGGGCGATAACGGCATTTTACCCAGACCACGGAACTGACCTTCGAGCTTAACGCGTATCGCTTCCATCTGAGTATCGCCAGTCAGGTTGCACGCTTTGAGCATGTCAATCATGTCGAGCACACCGTCGAACGTGCTAGTGGCTAGTCGTTTTTGCTTGGGCTTGCCGTCCTTGCGCTTACCTACGTCGGTATCGTCCAGACTATTTTGCAGTCGTTCGAGATAGGTGCGGGTACGGTTGAACACATCACTCATTGCTTTGGTGATCTGCGTTTCGTAATGTTCCTGATATTGTGTTTTCAGGATAGCAGCTTGCTCGTTGCCCATGTCAACCCGAAAGTCACCAGCCTCGGGCACAGGTGAATAGGTCACAGCAAACCGGAACTTTTTATCAAGATCATGCACTGACATGTAGTCGGCATCGTTAAACAACGTACCCAACTTAGCGCGAGCCTGTATAATCTCCCAATCGTAAACATCAATGAACGCTTGCACCAATCGGTCGAACTCTTGCTCGAAGGCAGACATTTGGTTTTGGTAATCGAAGAACATCGCAGTCGGTATCAAACGCTGCCCCAGATCTGACCACGGCATGGTGAGTGCATAGTGCTGGTTGCGTACGTTACCCACAAACTTTTGTATAGCATCTAACTCGGCACAGTCACCGAGTAATTTCTTACTGACATTTGCTGTACCCGATGCCGCGTTGTTTTGCATGGTGATCTGCGCTGATGCGCTTTTGTCTTTCTTGCGTCCTGTCCAGACTGACGCGTTGAACTCGACGATCATGGCACTCGATTGTATTGATGGTGCCGATGTTGGCGGTGTAGGCCAGTTGATTGGCCCGTCGGTCACTGGTTGTATTTCTACTCTTTCCATTGTTATATCCTCATAAGTTGTTAGTGTTAGGGATCTCCCTAACAAGTTTTGGTGAAACATGAGAAAGGAACCCCAATCTCATTAAACTATTATACCCTAAATGGAACGTAATGTCAAGTGATGTCATATGATGGCGTAATGTGGAAACCGCTGTAATGTCTCATAATGTCTTGGAATGTTCTGTTGAGGGTGGTTGCAAGTTACTGAAAATAAACAAATGTTCCGATTGTTCCTGTTTTCATGGAATTACTACCTATTTCCCTTGGGGGAAGGGAAGGCAGGGTAAAGACGAACAAAACCTTCCCTTAATTTACCTTTGGGTAGTAATTCTATAGAGTAGCGAACAATACAATATATATATATATATATAGGAAATACATTCAACTAAACATACAATACTTTCCTTTACATTCCATCGCCATCCACTATTCAAATGTTCGTTTCACTACCGAACATTGTAGGAACATTAGGGGAACATTATGGAACATTACAAGCGACCCTGCCGAACAATGTTAGGGATCTCCCTAACACGCTAACGTGCCCTTCCCACAGTGCCGCGCACCGCTACGCTAGGAACTGGTATCATCGCAGTAACACGTTTGACGCAACGCTACTCTAGGAACTGGTATCATCGCAGTAACACGTTTGACGCAACGCTACTCTAGGAACTGGTATCAACCCCGCCGAAGCGGGGAAGGTGGGTTAGTTGATTTGGGAAATCCCTAACATTGAAAGTTTGGCAATAAGGGTGTGGCGACCAAACGCGGTCGCTATTGTTTCGCCATCTTTCGAGGTGTCAACTGCAACCCAAGTGGTGCCAAGCTGGCGAACCGCGATATGCTCGGAACCTTTTACAACCCATCCCGCCGTGGTAGTGCCTAAACCGTTACCGTGAAAGATTGGATTGCTTGCTTTTTTAAGATATACCATTTTCTTGCTCCTAATTTGTTAGGGAATTCCCTAACGTTGAAAAGATGCCCCCCTTTCGGGGGGCCGTAGGTTTAGCCTTCGATGATGGCTCGAAGATCCTCATCTGACCCGATGAGCGACATAGTGTGAGCAACCGATTTGATGAGTTGCGCTGGATCATACTCGGGTGTCTCATCCTTCCGCGCTATATTCGCGATGGTCTTGAGAGCCGCGATGATTTTCTCGGCGCTGGTCTTGGTCTCTTTTTGCTCTGGCTCGATCTCACCTGCCGCTAGGGCGCGTGCCTTAAGTTGATTTCTGAGATCCTTGAGCCGAGAGCCGACTTGCTGCGTCACGTACCGTTTACGTGCTTTGTCCTCATCTGATAGCGCCTTGACATCCACTAGGAATAGCGCCGTGTCACTTTGAGGAAAACCTGCCAGAATTGCCCCCTTGGTTTTGGCGAACTCGTCCTCGGTTGCGGTGCTCTCGGCGCTATCTTTGCCGGCGGGTGATATGCAAGCCGTATGTCGCATGCCTGCCGCGAATAGCGCATCTATATGCTCGCCGCGCTTCTTTTCGCCCTCGGTTGTTGCTGCTGAATATGCCTGTACTGATTTGAGTAGTTTTACGTTCATAGTTTTATAGCTCCAGTGTTTAGTGGCTTGCGGAATGCTCGCCTACTGGTAACGTATTATCCACATCTGGCCGATAATGTCAACAAATAGCCGATAATGGTTGATTGTGGAATGTTAGGGACATCCCTAACAATGGATCTGGCCGCGACCCTACCTACCCCCGACCCCCCTTTGCTGCTGTGGGACTCCATACATCTCTTAGTATTACTAATTTACTCAAATAACGACGTGTTTTTTATATTTGGTACCCCCTAATATGTTCCTGCTAGACCCCTACCCCCTTACATAGGAAACACCCCCCGGTAGGAGTCCCAACTTAATGTTGCAAAAAATTATTTTTCATGTACATTTGCGGTAACGGTTAACAACCTGCGTACATTTATGACCATAGTGCTCAATTCAGAAGTGGGCGTACCCTTATCTGTAGACATGACGTACTCAGATCTGCGCCAACGTGCCGAAGCTGCATGCAATACCGCGTTACTACTTGCGGATAACGGGTTAGATATAACGCCCAACAACGAAGACCGCGATGTAGCAGCGGGTATAGCCGTAGAATACGCTGAAAACCCGGTAAAAACGTCGAAGAAAGTGTCTAATGCTCGCGTAGCCAAGATGACCCCTGCGTCATTGATCTTGACAAACAACATCCTGCAAGAGTTTGGGCAATCTGTTGCCGAAAGTGCCACCCAGATACGACACCTAGTTACCAACAAGCTCCTACTTGAGTCAGAGAACCCAGACCCACGGGTAAGAATCCGTGCATTGGAGTTGTTAGGTAAAATATCTGACGTTAGTTTGTTTGCAGAGAAGTCTGAAGTGACAATAACGCACCAATCTACCGACGATTTGCGGGCAAAACTGCGCCAAAAGCTAGAAAAATTAGTAAATCCACCCGAAGAACTGGATGCACCCGTAGTTTTGGATGGGGAAGTCATCGATGTGGATGAGGTGTTAGGGTTTAAGTCAGAAAAAACGGTAGAAGACGCGGAGTACGACGATGAGTGAGGTTGCACTAGACTTCACTGAAGAAGAAATCCAAGTCATGTTGGATAATCTTGACGAATACACCCCTGATGAGGTGGTGGAGATAGATAAACTTGTTGATGAGTTAGACGCTCGTAAGAGAAACAAGTTAGCGTACGACGATTTAATAGAGTTTTGTAAGGCGATGCAGCCTGACT